GTGTTGATGAACCTATCTTATAGACGATATGTATTTCTTCAAGTTTTATCATTCCGAAGCGCCTCTCAAAACCTAAATAGTAGTGTACGTGTTTCCGTAAAAATTGTCAACTCGGAAATTCCGTAAAATTAGACTTAATTTAGCCATATTCATACAACATTATGAGAACCGTGAACAAATTGCTGTACACATTTTCATACAATTTTATACAAAGGATACGAAAAAACATGGTAGATTTTAAGAAACTCAAAGCCACTTCAGGCAAGGCATCTCTTGCCGCTCTCAATGAAAAAGTAAATGAAATGAAAGATGCGAAGCGCTCTGATGACCGCTTCTGGAATCCTACAGTTGATAAGGCTGGTAATGGTTATGCTGTCATTCGTTTTCTCCCCGCTCCTCCAAATGAAGATACCCCCTTCATTCGGATTTTTGACCACGGATTTCAGGGCAAAGGTGGCTGGTATATTGAAAACTCCTTGACAAGCATTGGTCAAGATGATCCAGTATCAGAGTACAATTCAAGACTCTGGAATTCAACAACCGATGATAAGTCACCTGAGAGAGAACAAGTGCGTAAGCAGAAACGTCGCCTTCATTTTATCTCTAACATTTACGTCATCCATGATCCCGCCAATCCAGATAACGAGGGGAAGGTCTTTCTTTTCAAATACGGAAAGAAGATCTTCAACAAACTGTCTGAAGCCATGGAACCCGAATTTGAAGATGAAGAAGCTTTTAATCCGTTCGATCTATGGGCGGGCGCTAATTTCAAACTTAAGATTCGGAATGTGGAGGGCTATCGTAATTACGACAAAAGCGAATTTGATAAAGTCGGTCCCTTATTCGGTGATGATGAACGTATGGAACAAGTATGGCAAAGTGAATATGCGCTTCAGCCGTTTCTCGCGCCCGAAAATTTCAAGAGCTATTCTGAACTTAAGGCGAAGCTAACTCGTGTATTGGCTGGTTCTGACGCCGACGAGGCATCTGTTACACGCAGAGCAACAGACCAGGAAGAGCTTGAGCCTAAGACAGGGAAGATGAAGAGCGCCCCTGCAAATTCCAAGGATGTTGACGTGCCTTGGAATGAAGAAGAGGATGATATGGCCTACTTCAAGGGTCTTGCATCCTAAAAAACAGGAAAGGGGACTAACCATCCCCTTTCTTTACTGCTTTTTCGCCCACTTGAAGATTCCTATCAGGACTGTGATAACATAATAGATGTAGCCTATGGCGATAGCTAGTATGATGATCGTAAATCCTGTCATGTTTACGACTTGGATTTGTTCAGGAGTAACCCCTTTGGAGTTAATTAGAAAGATCCAGACACTGACGAAAATTGCAAATAAGCTGAAGATCATTTTTGTGACACCTTTTGCCTTTCCTCTTCATATGGTTGTATCTGAGTAACCAAACAAGTTGCGTTGACTGCTGGTGAAGATTTCCATGTCCCAGGTTCTATGATATTTTCTGTATAGGTCCAGGTTTGTAGTTTATAGTTTTTTGGGTTGGCATAGAAAAGCTCTCCTTTTTGGAGAGACAATATTCCTATCATTTGCCGACCGTCTTTGTTTATGCCTGACCACTCATACGTCCTGTTTTTCTGAAGAGTAGTTATTTTTTGGTCAAGATCATATTGCTCTGCTCTGTTCCACAAATTTCTACGAAAAATGTGCTGAACCATCAGTTGAGCAATGTCAATATCATTCGGTACATCTTCACCACTTCCGCTTGTTGCAAGCTCACCAAGAGTGACAGTAATTAGGATTGTATCATTCTTGGGTGTGCATCTTAACCAGATGGTGTGTTGAATGGCAGAGATATTTGCCTCTCCTTCAAAATATGGGCGTGCAAAAGCAGGAGTTGCTAACGCCAGCAATATCAATGCGATTTTCCACGTTTTCATGTATGTGCTCCCTTGATTGTGAGGAGCTTAGCACAAATAACGACAAAAGTCAAGAGTTAGAATGTCCAGCCGTTGCAAAAGAATCATGACGCCCAGTATCGGCTTTTTTATATCCATGTTCTACTCGTGAAGTTGCTGCTGCTGATGGGCTGGTGTGGCTGCCGATCCAATTTGTGCCTCTGTTTGTATTTCTGTGCTCTTGTTGATAATGAATAGGCTGTTGGTGCGCTCTATTCGTGGGGTTTTTGTTTCCTGTATCCTGAGAAGGTGGAGCGGCATGTTGTTGTGGTGGCGCTAAAGCATTATGTTTTGCGGCAGATTCTTGAATTTGTTTATTTTTTGCACGATAATCAGAAAATGGATGAACCGATGCTGTTGGTGCTACTTGTTCTTTTCCTCCTAGTTTCTCTTCAGATGCTTTGGGAGTATCTTCTTTTGTACTTCTGCTGTAGAGAGGATTGTGTTCACCACCAAGAGGTTGTCCGTGTGGATCATTAATGGCATAATAATTTTTAGCGTCTTTTTCACCACCTCTTCTATTACCAACTTCATAATTTCTTAGATGAATACCACCACTTCCCTTATATTGTTCATATGCTCTAAAACCAGTTATTTTTCCATCTTTATCTCTATTATATCCAGCAAAGATAAGGGCATGTGTTGTGTTATTGCCAGGAGCGCCAATTCCTCCTGCATCATAACGCATAGATGGATGGCCTTTTCTATCCATGAAAGTAGCCATTGGCGTTCCAAGTGGCATGTTTCCGCCCATAACATTTTCTCCCCTACGCCATGAACGAACAGTTTCATGACTATGCACCATAGCTCTTGCCAATTCTACACACTGAGGACTTGATAGATGACCATTCATACTTTGAATTTTTGCAGCAAGACTTTCTTGATTATATCTTTCAGGATGTGATGGTAATTGGGGAGCATCACCTTCTTTTGGTTGTGCTCCTCTTCTACCGATACCACCACCGATACCACCAGCACTTTCACTTTCTCCACTACCACCATAATGACGAGTCTCCCCATCACCAGCAATTGGTCTATCTTGCCCTACACTTTGTCTCCATTTTTTATACAGGGCACCTCCCTCTGTGACGAAAGATTCACCACCATATTTTGCAGTACGTGAATACATGCCTCTTCTAATACGACCTTCTACAAATTCTCCAGAAGCATTTCCAGTTCCCCATTTAGACACATTAGAACCGCCCAAGGCTGCTTCTAATCTACTATCAAGACCAGTGCGAGTTCGTGGATTTGCTGCTGCTCTATCACCTCTACCATGACCGCCGTGTCTATCATCATAATAACCATGTTCAGTAACCCATTTTGCTTCGGACGCTAATGAATGTCCTCTCATGGCTGCTCTATTCATCATGGTTTCTATAACGCCTTGTTGTGCTCTTGGATCATTATTTTCATTGGCAGCAATAGCTACAACTTTTCTGCGAAGTTCTGGGTTTGCATCAAGCTCTTTTCTAAATCTTTCTCGTTGTTCTTTTAATGAACCATAATATTCTCCACCAACTCCACCACTTCCTCTACTAGAAGGTTCTCTTCGTCTACCACCAATACCACCACCTCTTCCACCGCTAATTCCGTATTCACTTTCTCTTTGTTGTTGTATTCTTGTATCAAGACCTTCTCTGAATTGTCTACTTTGTCTTTCTTGATCGCCTTGAAGTGATCCTGATTCTACTTGTCTTTTAACATCTTCAGGCATATCTTCGAACATTCTTCTTACTGGCATTGAAGATAGTTCTTGTGGTTGTCCTCCAGGTGGGCCTCCAATTCCTGTAAGAGCGCCAATAACTTCTCCCTTTTGGTTTGTTACAGGACCACCAGACATCCCTTCTCCACCCACTAATCTACTTCTATCATTGGGAAATACTCTATATTCTCTTCCAATTTCTCTTGGAGTAGTAATAGTTCCACCATGAGTTAATGTTACTGGTTCACCAATACCACCATATTTGCCTTCAAATGATGTATATTTTCCTGTATTTCCTGGATATCCACTTACTTTAAGGGAATCTTGTTTATCTGGATCAAGTTTTGAGTATGGAAGTGATTGCATTCCATTCTTTTGTAGTGTAAAAGCATCATTTGGAGATACTTTTAAAACGGCATAATCTGTATTAGGAGAATTATGAAGAACATCAGCCTTTACTGTTCTGCCACCATATTCAACTTCTAGTGATTTGGTGTCTGTTTTTATATTATGGCTGTCAGTTATAAAGTATCCGCCTCCAACATGAAAACCAGAACCCATCATCACACCTTCTTGGGCAGTCAGTTTTGTTCTAATTGTTGCTGATTGTGGATCTATCTTTTGTGGGTCTGTAGTTATAGTACCAGTAACAGAGCCAGTGCTTTTTTGATTTTGTATGGCTTGATCTGCTGATACTTTTTGACCAGTAAAACCTTGTATTGGCCTAATTGTTGCTCCGTGTGGTCCTACTTCAATAGCAATTTGACCATTACTTTGTTTCCATGCTTGGTCAAATGCTTGTCTAAAGGCAGGAAATTCTTTTGCTTGAATTGCAAGGCATCCCGCAGAGTGTAAGTCACCAAGTTTTTCTGGTGTAGCATGGATTTGGATAGAGCCACGTCCACGTCCAGCGGCTGGATCGAAACCAGTGTGTGTTGGATCTCCTTTACCACGTCCTACATTGTATACAGTATTATAAGAACCAGTTGTTGGAATTCCAGTTCTTTGATAATATCCATGAATTGTAGTAGCTGATGATAACGGTTGTGGAGTCAGACTATATGTTCCATATGGTGCTCCCCATTTCCCCGTTATTCTATGTCCAGTACCATAATCAAATTGTTGTTTGGTGTCTATATCCTTAAAACCTTCAAAATGTATAGTATGCTGTTCTTCTATAGGTCTATGGCGTATTTGTTCTTGTGAATAACCACCAACACCAACACCAAATTTGGTTATTGGTTCTCCACTGGTTTGAGATGGAGGAGCACCATATGATGTGCTACTGCTTACTCTATATTGCCCAGGATCAAAACCAGGGTGAGTACTATGCCATGGTGTTTTGCCTCTCCCGGCAGAACTAAAGTAACTTTGGGCATCATGAAAGGGTGTTCTGGCACGATTTATAATTTGTTCTTGGGTAGTTCCTCCACCACCTCCAACTTTATATTGTCCAGGATCAAAACCAGGGTGAGTACTATGAAAGGGTGTCTTTGCTCTGTCTCCTGAAGTAAAGCCAGGAATACCAGGATGTGTATCGTGAAAAGGTGTTCTGGCACGATTTACGAGTTGTTCTGGCTGACTGCTTGGACCACCATATGGGCCTTGAATCCCAGGAGTGCTGCCTACACTACCAGGAACGCCAGGGACACCGCTTCTATCATTATCATCACCTCCACCGCTTCCACCACGAAAACCACCAGAACCACCACCGCCAGCGCCGCCATAGCCTTCTTTTGGTGTTACATTATCGCTTGTTGGTTTTGATGCGCCTTGTGGTAATCCAGGTCTTTGCCATGGCTGAACCGGCACAAGAAGGCTATTATCGCTTGGTGGTTGGAAATTGGCATACCACGGATTTTTCATTGCCGCGATTAAGCTTGCCATTACGCCGCCGCCGCTCATAGAGGCGAGCATTTGCGTTAAGAGTTGTTCCCTCTTTTCGGCATCAACAATAGCTTCATCCAGAAGCTTACCGGCATCAGTTCCTTGAAGTTCTTGTTCTTCCTTTGCAGCCTGTAATTTCTTTAGAAGTTCGTTGCTATCTGGCATTTCTTTTTTCTAATTCCTCAAGTTGCTGAAGATATTCATTGAGCATGGTCATGTATATATCTCTCTCAAAAGGCATTAGACATTCTACTTCTGTAATAGAATAGTAGTGATGTGTGGCCAGAACAAATACAGTTTGATAATAATCGCTGAGAGTGTTATGGCTCAGCGAAATAGAAAAAAATCGGCTAGTGTCTTCAGCACTATTTCTTTTTCTGTTCCCAAAGAGTTAGTATATTTTACAATATATCTTAGCTCTGGTATATTATTCATAAATTCATTGACAGATTCTAATGTTGGTATGGGCAAATTGTCTATAAATTCAATTAAGTCTTCTTTTTTGTAGTCGCTTGGTATGAATATTTCATCTCCATCAAATATTCTTTCTATGCAATGAAGTATAATTTCTGTTCCAATAGCATCTTCGTGCATTTCTTCTCCAACAATTTTTGCTGGGGGATAACGAAGTGTAAAGCCCATGGTTTTTGATATTTTAATGATATTAGAGACAATTTTTGGTTGATATATCTCAACTTTGTCAAGATCTATCTCTACAGTGTAATCTTTATTATCGTCTGGGTCAAAGTAAACTTGTTTCACTTTATTGTTTACTGAAATAGAGCGAAGACGGATGAACAAGAATGCTAAATCGGTTGTGCTTATTTCATCAATGTTAAATTTGTCATCAATGCAGCAGTTATTTACAACTTGTTTTATTCCTCCTAATATATCATTATCGTCACCACTTTCCTTTGCCATAAGAAGAAGCTTTTCCTCTTTAACAAGGAATGGTCTGAAGTTATGCTTCTTTTTGTTGGAGGGAATTTGAATAGTATGTATTGGATAGTCAATTTTTGGTAGCATTATGATGACCTTTTATGGATTAATAAGAGGAGTTAATGTTGGAGTGCTTGCTGATGGTGGTGATGTTAGAGAACTACCAAGAGTTCCTTCACCAAGATTAGATGTAATTAGAGAGTATTCAAAGTAATTAAGAACAACTGTCAATTCTACCAAAGATTTGGCATCTTCCCAATCAAGAATAACTTCACTCATTGTTACCGGGAATGCTTGATGAAGGAGAAATTCCATGGCAGTTCCGCCTGTTAGATTATACATGGTAATTTTTACGTCTGTGGAATAGCTGTCTTTATAATTAAGTACATATGTTGCTCTACTCATATTAGCAACACCTCCAGCTTCGGCGCTATTCAGAGGTGAAAAGGCGAAGACATAGTTTAACCATGTATGGAAGAAATTATAGAGATTTCCTGCTTTATCACAAAGAAAAGCAAAGTGAGTAGTCTTGATTCTCGCATTGAACGGTGCTGCCATCTTCAAGCCCATACTATATCTTGGTATATCAAGCCAATCTAATTGTGCAGATGGTGTACGTGCTTGTGTTGCCCTCAATTGAATCATATTTGTTATGTTGCTGCCTGTTGTGCTTTGGCCTTGTTGAACATATTGAGCACTTGTTAAACCAGATGGTGGTGTGAGAAAGACACTATATTCCCAAGGTCTTAAGTAACCGTTTGATTTTATTTCAGCGCGAAATTGATTGATATCAAATGTCATGGGGTTGTTCCAGTTCCTCCAGTAGTACCAGCACTAGTGATAGTGCCGAAAGTGCTCTTTACTGTATTAGTAATACTATCAATAATACTACCAGCGGTCCCAGATAGAGTACCAGGACTCATTGTCATATCGGTTGTTAGAGCACCACCGCGCCATGCAACATCTGAACGTACCTGAATTTCTACTTCTTTTAGACCTAATGTGAAACTTATGATTGCTGGTCCTCCATCATTATAGAACGCTGGTCCATGTCCAGAACCAGTAAAGTCAATATTAACTGATGTAATGGCGCATGGTTTAAAATCGAACATATATTTATTTGGGTTTATTCTTACCAATGCTATATAAGGCAAAGCAAGAGCATAACCGCCTGCTGCATATTCTGGAAGTGCGCCAGTTTTTAGATAATTGATAATTTGACATAATGTTTGAGTTTCGGTAGTGTTATTTGGAGAAAAT